CTATATTCCCAACTAGGAGATTCTAAGTTTGCATGTATTGATTTTCTTCTATCATGCCCAAAAGGTTGTAATGCAACAACTCTAAACTTTTTCTCGTATCTTAAAACACCTTCAAGTATTCCTGTTAGTGTGACACCACTTCCAACTGGCACATACAATACATCACATTCTACATTTTGCACCTGTTCTGCTATTCTAGTTATAATAGACTCTCTATATTTATTAGCTGCATAACCAAACAGAATAGGAAAAAATTTTCTTTTCTGATTCAACTTATTTAAATTGTGATAAAGAACATTATTGAAACCTTGAGACTCACTTAACACAACTAATTCTGATCCAAGGTCTTGACACCAACTCATTGCTTTATGTCTTGTTGCTTTCTCTATCGTTGAATTACCAAAACCAATAATAGATTTTAATCCAAACTCCTCTGCGACCTTAGACACAATAGGTGCTTGTGGTGATTGAATAGATGACGCTGTCGCAATAGTTGAATCACATTCATTATGAATATAATCTAAATTTGTTTTTACTAAATCACGACATTGCCTAATTTTACCTCCAGTAATAAAGTTTTCATACGGTGCATATAAGTCGTCTCTTTTGTATAAGATACCATTGTGTTCTTCAACAGGTGTAAGTTCTATCATTGCAAAAAATTCTCTAATGTTTGTTTGTTAGTATATTTAAAATAATTATAATCTTTATCTTTACTGAAACACCAAACGTTCTCAATATAAATGTCGTTCATGTATTCTTTATGTTGTTCTTTATCTTTTAAATTTTTAGGTCGTTGCATAATTCTCATACCAATTTGTCCTCTAAACATGTCAGGCACTTTGTCAATTAAGTAATCACTAGTATAATATCTCTTACCTTTTACTTTAGGATCCATAATATTAATTAGAGTATGTTTACTTCTCTCAATACAATTTAGTGAAACAGGCACAAAAAAATTATCTTGCCATTTATCATACTCGTTAAATTTATGCCAAGATTGATCCTCTTCATGTTTACCACCCTTATTATATTCTTCCGTAGAGAAATATGGTGGTGATGTAAACGAACAATCGATATTATCAATTTGTTTCCATGGTATATTTTCAGCACCACTACGATAGATAGTTACTTTCTTTTCACCATCTACAAAGAAATAATCTTTGTGTTCAGTTATATCTGGATTACTATTACCTAAAATCTTTTCATATTCGATACATTGTTTTTTATATACTTCAAAAGTATTTGGATTTGGATCACAACCAATATACTGTGTTGCGTTAGAAGAATAAAAACCAGCAAGTCTATCGCCCCAACCACAACTAGTATCTAATACAGTTTTTGCGTCTGTCATATCATAGATTGCCTTTGCAACAACTGGTTTAAATTGAGTTGCAATATAAGTGCCAAGACGAATTGCACCTAAATAGTTTGCATTATCTAATGTATAACTAGAAACACCACGCCACAACGCACCTATAATTTTATGTATATCTTTTGCACTACCTTTTTCCCATACTTCAGCAGGACCCTCAAAACTATAACAAGGACATCTTAATCGTAATTGTTCCATAAAATAATTAGAACAAAGATTATATGTACTCGCACAATTAATAAGACCAAGTCCATATTTTTCAAAGTTGTGTTTGTAATCGTCATACTTTTCAAATACTTTTTTTTCTATTTTATTTCTAGATGTTAAATTCTTTGTTGTGTCAAATGATTTTAACTTTAAAAAATTATCAATCATTTGTTCTCTAGTGTAGTTCTTAAATGGAAATGGTGGTCGATGAATAGAAATATGTTCTGCTAAGTCCTCTCTAAATTTTTCTTTACCATATTTTTCTGTGATATAATCAAACTGTTCCCTATTCATAATGGGCAGTTTATCATCATTCAGGTAAGGTGTAAAATCTATCATAGGCTCTCAATATATCTTTTCAATTCTTTATCTTCAACGTCCTCTGGTATATCATTCTTATAAAATATTCTATAACTATCACTACCATATTTACCAATACCATGTAAATCTAAAGCGTTTTCACCATCCCATGTTAGAAAGTCTTTACTCATCTGTCTCAATCTTTTTGATCTAACTTTACTCATGCCAAGAGGTCTTAACATTTTCTCTTGTGTATTGTATCTACCTTTGATAAAAGATTTAGCGTTAGGATATTTCTTGAATAGTTTAGGTAATATTTTTTTAACTTCTCTACCATGTGTAAGATTTAAACATATAACACCCACCATATGTTCCCACTTACTCTTTACTTGTTGTTGTACCATCAATTCTGATCTCATGCAAAAAAGTCCTCTAAATTTTGTGTTTGATATCTTGCAACATTACTGTAATTGTATTCTGTTTCTTTTGTTAATGTAAATGGCATTTTAGTAGTGTTAGTATATTTTGTTTCGCCAGGTTTTTTTATTTTCCATTCTAAATCTTTGTCTTTAGGGTATTGTTTGTTCCATTCTACTGTACTATGTTTTAAATATTTTCTCATCTTCTTTGTCATGGGTAAAATATATCTAAACTGTTTACCTTTTACTCTACTTAATTTTAATTCTTTTAGTTGTTCAGGATTTGGTCTCATACCGTACTTTCTATTTTTAGTGTTTGGTATTCTACCTTGCATTGTTCTAGGGTGTACCTTTTCACCTTTATCTGTAACATAAGTATCTGTCCATATAAAACCCCCATATAAAAAATTAAATGCTTGATACACATAACCGGGTTTACCAACAAGACCATCTGCCCAGGTAAATATATATTTTAAATCAGGTTCTTTCTTTCTTAACCAACTCACTGCCGCTGACATCATTTGTGTTTCTGAATTTCTTTTCATGCTTTCGTCCATACACATTTTACCAATCTCATAATAATCTTTTGTGTCTAACATTGGAAATAATTTCTGTATAGTATGTTTTGGTCTTACACCCCAACCAAAAGTAATCACACCTTTTAAATCACTATTAACAAAATAACCACAATAGTATTTTGTTAATCTTGGTAGTAAAGCAGAATAGTGTCTAGTGCTAGTATATTGACCTGCCATGACTTTATCTATTAATTTTATCATGCAAAAAAATCTTCTATTGTGTTACTATCAGAAGCGTCAATCTTCCATCTTACAGCGTCAAGTATAAATCGTAAAGGTTCCATAAATGCCTTATTAAACTGTTCTTCGTAGTCTATAAGTCCGTGCATATCAAATTCTTTAGGTAACTTTGAGACAAAAGATATTACGTTTACATTCCATTTGTTTTTTCTCAAATGAACGAATCGTATTTTATCACCATTCATAACTTTGGGATATTTGTGTTCTAGTTTGTTTTGTTTGAGAAGATGATTATAAATCAATGCACCCTTAACATGCATTGGTGTACCCTTCTTGTATATAGATGTAGAGTCAGCGTATTTACCTGTGCCATTAACACTTCTAGGAAAACCAATATCTTCAGGTGATAGATGTTCGAACTCTCTACGAAAGTTTACCATAAACTCTTTCATCTCTTTTTGATTGCCAGACATGATAACTTTAAAACCCTCTTTCATCTTTTCTCTACAAGGTAAAGGCGTTGATGTTTTTACTGCCTCGATACCCATAATCTTTAGTTTAGGTTCTTTATATTGTACACCTTCTGAATTGTGTACGTTGAGAATATATCTTTTCTTTGCTGTCCAAATACCTTTGTCAGCGATAACTTCTCTTTTCATGACCATCTTGTTTTCAAATACGTTCATATAATTACCAAGTTGTTCATAACAGTCTGCAATATAAGGTTCTAGTTTATCTGTACAGAATTTATCTAACGCTCTCACTATCTTATCTTTGTCAGTTGCACCAGTCATCTTAACTAATGGTGCCATATTAATATAAACTGAGTCTGTATCAGAGGCAATAATATAATCGTCTTTTGTTTTATATAACTTGTTAAAATAATCGTTAAGTTTTTTCTCAATCCATTTAATATTCAATTGACCAGACAATGTGATTGCCTCTGCTTGTCTGTGATCATAAAATCTAAAGAAACGATTACCTATAGCACCATAGGCACTATTCAATAATATTTTTTTAGAATGTTGTATTATATAATATTTTCTAGAAAGTTTTTCATATTTCTTATCTTTAGTGTTGGCATACAT